AAGATTGCAGGTGCGGCTCCAGCTACAGGTAGACTCAGAGTCTATGCAACTGTTATTGATTTAGCAGGTCATGGATTAGATGATAAGCCTGATGAGGTCGATAGAGACCAATTAGCTTAAACTTTTTCTAGGGGAGCAGGGCAACTTGCTCTCCTACACTTTATAGGAATTATACATGGCAGAGAGTTACTTAACATTAACTAATAAAGTTTTAGCAAGATTAAACGAAGTGCAATTAACTTCAAGTAACTTTACTAATGCTAGAGGGATACAGGTTCAAGCACAGAATGCAGTCAATGAGTCTGTAAGATATATTAACCAAAAAGAATTTCAATACCCATTTAATCATTCAACAAAAACAGAGACACTTGTTCCGGGAACAGTAAGATATTCAATACCTACAACTGCAAAGACAGTAGATTATAATACATTTAGAATAGTTAAAGATTCAGACTTGGGTTCAAGTGGTGGTAGATTATATGTTCTTAACTACAATGATTATATAAATAGTTATATTACACAAGAAGATGAGATAACAACTACAAACTTAGATGGTGCTCTCACAGATTCTGCTACAACTGTTACTGTTAATAGTACAACAGGATTTGATTCTACAGGAACTATATTTATAGGTAACGAACAGATAACATACACAGGAACGTCTTCTACTACATTCACAGGTGCAACAAGAGGTGCAAATGATACAACAGCCGCAGCTCATAGTGATGATACACAAGTAGCACAGTTTGAACAAGGGGGTGTTCCACAATATGTATCAAGAACACCTGACAATAATTTTTTATTATATCCTTTTCCAACAAAAGGTTTTAGTTTAAAGTATGACTTCTTTTCTTTTCCAACAGATATGTCTGCTCACAGTGATACAACAACAATACCTGATAGATTTGCGGCAGTTATAATAGATGGAGCAACTGCTTTTGTTTATCAGTATAGAGGTGAAACAAATCAATATCAATTAAACTTTGCTAGATTTGAACAAGGTATAAAAAATATGCAAACATTGTTAGTGAATAGATTTGAGTATATAAGGTCTACATTTATACCTAAAATAGGATACACAAGCACAGCAGATTTAAGTATAAGGATTTAGTTAAATGCCTGATTCTTCGCAAGTACAACCTGTAGCATTTAACTGTGAAGGAGGATTAGTTCTCAATCGTTCTACCTTTCTCATGCAACCGGGTCAAGCATTAGAACTACAAAACTTTGAGCCTGACATAGGTGGTGGCTACAGAAGAATAAATGGATTTAGTAAATATGTATCTGCAGTAGTTCCTCAAACATCTTCTGCTTCAGAAAAAGTGTTAATGGTTTGTACCTTTGCAAGTAAGGTTGTAGCAGCAAGAGGAACAAACATATTTACTGCAGACCCTGCAGGTTCTTCGTGGACAACAATAGATAGTGGTAGAACAAATGCAGGTAAATATAGATTTGAAAGATTTAACTTTGATGGTAATGATAAGTTAATTGTAGTAGACGGAACAAACGCACCAACAGTTTTTAATACATCCTTTAGTGCAACAGATGTATCTTCAGGTGGTGGTGGAGAAGTAAGCACTGCAGTAACAGGTGCTAAGTTTGTTGTGGCATTTAAAGAACATATGTTTTACGCAGGTATGTCAAGTGCTAAACAAGAATTAATTTTTAGTGTACCTTTTGATGAAGATGATTTTGCTACAGGTAGTGGTGCAGGAAGTATCAAGGTCGATGACGAAATAACAGGACTTAAAGTTTTCCGTGAAGACTTATTTATATTTTGTCAAAGTAGAATATTTAAACTATCAGGAACATCAACTAGTAACTTTGCAATAACTGCAGTAACAAGAGACATAGGGTGTATTAACGGAGATACAATCCAAGAATTTGCAGGTGATTTAATATTCCTAGGACCTGATGGATTACGTACAATCGCAGGTACTGCAAGGATTGGTGACGTTGAATTAGGAACTATAAGTTCTAACGTGCAGAGTTTGTTTGATGAAAACTTATCTAGTGCATCTGAGTTTGACTCAATAGTTATACCTGATAAGACACAATATAGAATATTCTTTACAAAAGATGGCACAGGTGAAAATGCAACTAAAGGTGTCATATGCGTGTTAAAAGGACAAACCTTTGAGTTTTCAGAGTTAAGAGGAATTAAACCTGCCTCAACAGACACATTTGTATCTGCAGGAGATGTAATAGCTATACATGGTGCATATAGTGGTGGATACATATATAGACAAGAATCTGGAAATGACTTTGATGGAACTGCTATATTAGGTAAATATAGAGGTCCTGATTTAACATTTGGTGATGCAGGTATACGTAAACATATGCAACGTGTAATTGTAAACTTTGCACCTGAATCAACAATAGATGCAGATTTGTTTTTACGATATGACTATGAAGCTAAAGATTCTGCAAGACCTGCAGCTTATCCTTTAGATTCAGCAGATATAGCTGCGATATATGGAACTACAACATATGGTAGTAGTTCTACTAGTTTTGGAACATATGGTGGTGCATCACAACCATTAGTAAGACAATCCGTAGAGGGGTCAGGCTTTGCAGTCGCACTTAGAGTTAACGATGGTGGTTCTACTGCACCATACTCACTAAAAGGATTTCAGTTAGAATATCAAGTAGGAGCAAGAAGATAAATGGGAGCTACATACACTAGACAATCATCTTACACTGACGGAGATGTGATAACTGCTGCTCATACCAATGATGAGTTCAATCAGTTATTAGCTGCCTTTGCATCAAGCACAGGACATACTCACGATGGTACAACTGCAGAAGGTGGTCCTATTACTAAACTACTAGGTAATACACTTACCTTTGGTGCAGGAACTGCAGGAACAGACATAACAATAACATTTGATGGTGAGACATCTGATGGTGTTCTCAAATGGATGGAAGACGAGGATTATTTTGAATTTAGTGATGACATACTTGTTGCTTCTACAGAGAAGTTACAATTCAGAGACACAGCTATATACATCAATTCAAGTACGGATGGACAATTAGATTTAGTAGCAGATACTGAAATACAAATAGCCGCAACAACAATAGACATAAATGGTAATGCTGATATATCAGGTAACTTAGGTATAGGTGGTAATCTTACTGTAACAGGAACAACTACATTTAATGGTGGCACAATGACGTTAGGTGATGCTGCTACAGATAATGTTGTTTTTGGTGCAGATGTAAACAGTTCTATTATTCCTAACACAGATGATACTTATGACTTAGGTTCGTCTAGTCAAGAGTGGAGAGATATTTACATTGATGGCACTGCATACTTAGATGCTATTAACTTCAATGGTACAACGATAACATCTACTGCAGCAGAGCTTAACATAGTAGATGGTGGCACTAGTGCTACATCAACAACTGTAGCAGATGCAGATAGAGTTGTACTAAATGACAACGGAACTATGGTTCAAGTAGCAGTAACAGATTTAGCTGCTTACTTTGACGATGAAATAACTGCAATGCCTAACTTAACATCTGTAGGAACTCTTACAACTCTTACAGTAGATAATGTTATAATTAATGGCACTACAATAGGTCATACAGATGATACTGACCTTATAACTGTGGCAGATGGTATAGTAACAGTAGCAGGTGAAATATCCGTAACTACACTAGACATTGGTGGCACTAACGTAACATCCACTGCAGCAGAGTTGAATATACTTGATGGTGTAACTTCTACTGCAACAGAGCTAAACATCATAGATGGTGATACTTCAGCGTCATCAACTACACTTGCAGATGCAGACAGAGTTGTAGTTAACGATGCAGGTACAATGAAGCAAGTTGCATTAACTGACTTTGAGACTTATTTTGAATCTGCACTAGACACACTATCAAACGTAACAACAGTAGGCACACTTAATAGTGGTGCTATCTCAAGTGGCTTTGGCAACATAGATGTAGGGTCTAGTAACTTAACTGCAACAGGAACTGTATCTTTAGGTGCTACATCTTTTAATGATAATGCAATAACAAACGTAGGTGACATTGCACTTGACTCTATCAGTGCAGACGGAACAGATATTAACGTAGCAGTATCAGACAACTCAGGAACTGCATTTACAATTAAACAAGGCTCAGATGCTTATCTTATAGTAGACACAGGAAATAGTAGTGAATCAGT